GGATAGGGAATGGCGTGTTGTTCTAGTTCAGGATGATCACATTTCCCTTGAAGACTTGGAGGGTGATACCTACAAACCAGAGTTACACACGCACCTTCCTGCGGAACAGATCAAGAAAGAACAAAAAGCTTTCCGCAATCGCATTAGGGATGAAGGTGTATTCGGTATCGGGATTGCCGTTGAGGGTAAACCCAAGTATGAATCCTTTGTGTGGGGGTTCGTTGGAGAAGACGCCATAGGTTCAGGTTATGATACCACCCTTCTAACTATGATGAGAGACGGAGTCTTAGAATTATGATGACACAAGTTTACAAGGAGTTCTTGTCTGACATTAGTTCAGGTATCAAGGATCTGAAAGAGAAAACCTGGCTTCAAATGGCTATGGCTTCTCACCTTCGTTGCTACTTCAACAAGCACAAGAAGGAAAAGCTAAGTCCCCAAGATTCTCTAAAGATTGTTCGAGAGTTCTTCGAAACTCTATAACTACACTGACCGGTTCTTATAACCGGAAGGTTTAGGTGAGGGTATCGGGAACAGAAAAGGGACCGAAGCCCCTGTCTACTGCTTATAATTACAAGGAGGAATTGATGCACTACTTCATCAAGCGAATTACTGCCACAGGGTTAGTTTACTACACTGGCTCGGGTAATTCTAAGGCTATGCATAATGCTAAACTGTATCCTTCCCTGAGTGAGGCGAAGAGGATGGTTGAGGTTCTCAACATCGGTTTGCCCGGTTCCCCTTGGTGGTTAGAAGAAGTCTAACCTCAAACCCACCGGTTCTTGTAACCGGAAGGTTTAGGTGAGGGTTGGCTGTTAGGTCCGTTTCCTAAAGCCAAGCATACCAACCCTCTCTTAAGCCTTTGGCTTCAACAAATTCTGGAGGTGTTCTATGTCTGAGGTTACTATTAAAACAAATAACGTTCCCCGCGACCTGCTTTACTGGTTTGACCTGACTCCCAAGGAGCAGAAGGAGTTTAACCACGAGTCGGCAGAGGACTCCTGTTACTTCCGCTTCAAAGGGTGGGTTTACTGTATGGATAACTTTATGTCCCTGCACAATTCATTCCACTGCCCACAGGGGCAAGACATCTTCCCTGGGTGGGATGGATACGAGTCGGACTCGTTCTTCTCCGGTATTGTTATCCGTTACCCTCGCATTCCCCAATGGAGGGGTGAACCCGTTGAAGATGTTGAGCGGGTGATCGTGGGAACCTACTTCTCGTAACCCTGTGGGGTGAATAGTCTTACCTCCCTTGCTTGCCCAGCGCACAAGGGATACAGCAAACGTGGTTACCTCTGCGTTACAGGGGTGAAGGTCTGATTGGTTCCGCTATCTGTCAGACTGGAGGTGCAAGCCGAAGCGGTTCCCTCCTATCTTATAACTACAAGAGGTGTCTTATTATGTCTGCTAACAAACAGCTTTACTATATTGAGGTGACCGATGTCTATGGAGGGGAAGCGAACTACTCCTGGGTGACTCGACATATCATCCGCGCTAAGTCTCAGCTTGGCGCTATCCAATGGCTTGCCAAAAACTCTGGTCTTAACTGGAGGTATGACGGTCTGCGTTATAACTCTGCCAGCGGGGCAACCTGTGCCTTCATTGAAGAGTATGACAAAGACTCACAAGATGATATGCGCCTTGATATGCGCCTTTATACCGACCACAGAAAGGAAGGTGAGTAGTATGGTGTGGGAAGAAATTCTTCAGGCTGCCCGAGCGGGCCAGCGTCTTAACTACAAAGCCCCGATGAATGTTCGCGGGGTTAACTTCTACCAGTCTAATGACGAGTCAGCTTGGACCTATAAGGTTGTTGGTAAACGCAGACAGGAAATCAAGTTCCACCCTTCCCCTTCGGAAGGTGACCCCTTCTTTGCAGACGCAGGTCACGCTGACCGTATCACGGTGGTGATCAATGCCTAAGCAAAACTTAGCTGAGCTATACGCCACCAACCTGACCAAGGTTAAGGCGTGTGAGCTTGCCTTGCGCAGGACTCGTCGCTTCGAACCTGACATCCGTATGCGCAGGATAGACAAGCTGTTGAATGGGTATGGAGTGGAAGCCCTGCGTGGTGAGTGGAGTAACGGTTACTGGGGTGATGTGGTCGCAACCTACATTAACTTTGGTGGCACCTACGATACCACAGTTATGTGTATACGCACGGGACCATCACGGTGGGATTGCCGCTATATGATCACCTCTTGGGGTGACTTCGTTGAACGCTATGGTGGTGAAAGGTTAGGTATCCAATGACTGAACTAGAACGGGTCCTGGAGTGGGAACAGCAGGTGATGCGCCAGTGCATAGCCGACCTGCTTGCAGCCGCCCTTCGTGAAACCGAAGACTACATGCGC